TCTTCCACTGAACTGGCTGCTTGGGTTCATATTCATATGACCCACCTGTGCATCAATATCCTTCAGGATACTGGGAGAAATAGCAGATATAACCTGTTCATTGGTGGCTTGAGGAAATCTTTTTCTGAAACCTTCTATACTATTTTCTAACATGGCGTCGTGCTGAGGTCCCCACTGACTTCCAAAAATAGAATTGTTCAAATAAGGATCTACTCCGGTAGTACCATCGGCATAACCTAAAGCACCTCTCATTTGTCTACCTATCTGTCTACCTCCACGTTTGATCGCCTCCATAATACCTTTATTATCTTGTGTTATACCTGTATCTAAGTAAGGGGCTTCTCTATTACCAGTATAAGGAGATCTCATTGTACGCTCTGTTTCTGTGTTATCATGAATAGGCGGTGGTACCATAGTTGACATAGAAGCTGCCATCTTAGGGGGTGTATATTGACTACTATTTCCTGGGTTATAACCAAGCAAAGGAGCGAAGGAAGACATCTCTGGACCAGAGACTATTCCATAAGGATTTGGCAAAGGCATTCCTACTGAGTCTATAGCCCTGGAAGATAACTCTTTACGAGGCTCCCCACCAATAGTAGCCATATCTTCAAGTTGAACTTGTTCTGCAGCGCGATTATACTCAGTATCACCAGACCCAGCTCCTACTCCAATGCCATCTCCTGATAGTTCACCTTCTCTGCCTATAGTACCTACCAGAAATTCTGGCATTAAAACTTTCTCTTGTTTATAAATCGGTTTACCTTTAGCATCAGTATCAATAACTATTTTATTACCTTTATCATCGTATACATACTTATATGCATGGCCTGTACTATGATCTACATGAGTAAATACTTGATGATCTCCTACAGAACCTACGTGCTTCAGATTAGGATCATTTTTCCATTTTTTAGTTTGACCTGCATCTTCTGCATCGGTATTTACATAATTAATAACATTTCCGTAAGGGCTTAAACCAACGTTGCCTAATGTTTTTAATCTTTCAGGATCAAATCTTGCATTAATATAGTCAATTACAAATTGTCTATATTTATCAGGGTCAGTTCTATAATATGCCATAGAAGGGTGTGTAATTTTATCAAGTAGTTGATTAAATTTTTCATCAGACATATCTTTATTTTTCTTATAAAGAAGTTTTCCTGCAGGTAACATACCGCTGTACTGAGAAACAAGCTTGCCTGTGTCTTCACTTGTATTAGTAGATAATGCAACGTTAGCAAGAGTATTGTTATCAGTACTACCATAAAAAGTATGAGGAGCTACTCTTTGCCTATTAAAAACAGAATCTAATACTAGATTTATTCCTTCAGGAGTAAGATGTCCTCCGTCGTCTCCTCCAAGCTCTGTAGCAATTAACGCTGCTAAAGCATTAATATCTCTTGGTGTTGCAGAATAATTAATTGGATCCATATCAATAGCCTTTACTATTAAGTAGTCATCATTTGTTTTCTGTGTCTCTGCTCATTGTGACCCATCTTTTGCTGATGTAACTGATTCTTCATTTGCCTGTCTGATAGGGGTCCCACAGGATCCCAAGGTTCTAATTTCGGATAAAAATATTGATCTCTGTGGTAATACTTCTCTTCTTGTGTTAGCGGAAGAGTGAAAGGAGAATTATCAGTTGGAGGTAAAGGTAGTTCTAATTGTGTAGGTATGTTATCACTACCTCTCGAGTACTTCTGAGGATCTATTCCAGCTACCTTATGGGTGCCACCGCTGTACATGTTCACAGGAGCGAAGGGATCTACTGGCAAGGGAACTGATGGGGTACCTTTGTTTAACCCTGCAACCATATCATTTATCTGATCACGATAACCAGGTGCAGGATACATTCGATCAAAAGCCTTATACTCTGGATTCGGAGTAAAGTGACCAGGCTGAGTTCCTCCTGGGTATATTTCACTAAGGTTATTTGCACTGACTCCTGGCATGAATGGAAAAGGTATACTTGGATCGAGGTTACTACCAAAGCTTCTTGCATTATAAGCAGAAGACTGTCCATCTACTCCGTAACGATTAATTAAGTTAGTATCTCTTTGAGTAGCGTCATGTAATGCATCTAAAGTACCAGAATACATAGGTCCTTTCAACCCGAAAGCATCTTGAGCTTCACGAAGATCTTCCTCTTGTTGAAGAAAACGTCTTTTTAATGCATTTATATGGGCACCTCTCTCATCAGGACCTAAACCTTGAGGAGGAATAACATATTCTCCTGATTGAATAAAGTTAAGATCATTGAAAGCCGGTACTGCTGATTTTGTATCTGGCATTTGTTGTGTATAAACAGCCCCAGGTTTAACTCTTCCTTCGTCTTCTGCTGTGGTAGTTCCAGCAGCATACTGCATAGGTGAACGCATAGTTCTCTGACCTTCCCCTGTAACGGCATCGTAGGCTATCTGAGCTTTATCTTGTACGTTGGGAGTTCCTTGATTCCACCAGTTAAACACTTTACCAGCTATACCAGCAAGGGCCAGTGGACCCAGCATAGGGGGTAGTACTGGGAAGCCTGAAGCAGCCATATTACTAAGAGTAGGAGCTCCAACTTTAGCAGCCTCAGCCACAGGAACCATTCCAGCTTCCATAGCACCACCAAGGGCATTAGTTATAGGTTTACCCATAGCATTAATAGCCATCTTCTTTATACCCATGGGATCATCATCTCTCGGAACCATACCAGCAGTGTTAGGGCCAGTACTGACTCTTCTGTCTTGTCTTTGATTTTGCATATTACTTACCTCCTGTAGTAGGTACGGGGTTTATCCCTTTATTATAATTATCAAGTTCTGTTTTAAAAATTGGATTACTTACTGCAGGTATTCCCCCAGTACCTGGTGTAGTATTACCCGTCATACCTGGATTTCCCAAAGGACCCATGGGTTGGAAGTTATTAATGGGTTGTGCCATAGGAATACTTTGACCCTGAGCATTATGAGTATGAGGTTGCATCCCAAAGTTTTGATTTTTTCTATCTTCCAAAATATTTACTTTTGTAACATAATCATTTTTCATATAGTCATTATTGGTGGGCCATCCCACAGGATTGTAATCATAAAGACTCATCACTTACCTCCCGGAGTGGCAGTTTGAGTAGGCTGTCTAAAGTCTATCATATCTCTTAATTTCATCTGTTCTTCATAATCCCACTCTTGTCTGCTCTTACCTATCTCGCCTATGATATCAGCACCAAAAGTACCTGCACCTGCGTAGTCTTTGTAAATACCACCAAGACCTACCCTTGAAGCATCCTCTCGAGCCTGAGCAGCAGTTTCCGCATCATGATCAAACTGAGCATAAGTAGCGGCAAGCCTATTTGCAGCATCATCCTTAGATAGTTGTTGACGACCACCACCAACACCAGCTGTGGAAGAACCAACACCACTAAACATTTGGTCTGTGGGAACCATTTCTTGTCTGGCCCTGAGGTTAGCAGCATTCTTGAGAGCTTCAGTGTCTATTCGATCTGCCCCTTGGCTTATATCAAACATATCATCCATGGCAGTACCTAACATGTCAGTTTTACCATCTAGTCCCCTGGCAAAATCGAGGAGTGATTCCTCAGACTCTGTAGTCAAAGGATCTTTGGTACCCATACCACCTTCGGTGAAGAGATCTTCTGCTCTGCCAAGAAATCTTTCATAATACTCCCTGGCCCATTCAGGTATTGTATCTACAGCATCATTGCTGCCTCCACCTCCACCCATTATACTACTCCTCTTGTTGTGTTAATATTTAATGTCCATAGACATAACGGTGTATACATTCTCGTATCCTTCTCCGTCTTTACCTTGTACCTGTCTGAGTAATCGCTTCCATCCAGGTCTTCCGTAAAGCTCTATTCTTTTTAAATTATTTTCCTTGGCGAACTCATATAGTTTATCGTGCATAATCCTATAGGGTCCTTGTGTTTCATCTTCGCTATCAAACATATTAACATCGCCTTCACTGAAACAGGAAGTAGTGACAATACACAGACTGCGATGTTGTCCATAGGTGTTAATACGTGTGACAGTGACGTTGAGAGGTTTCTGTGCTTCATCAAACACAACCCAACACTGGGCATACTCCGGGTTCATCAACCAGGTAAACACGTCAAAGGTATCACTTTCACCCTGAGCTAACTCAAGGGCCTTCTTTATTTGTGGTTCAAGATGATGCCATAACTTCAATATGGCTCTGGGGGTCAGCTTAATTGTTTCCATAATCACTCCGGTGGCGTCGGCCAATCTGCTTCTAACAATGCGGGAAAGTTTTCATGTGTAGTTATATCTCTCAGGGCTTGTCTGTAAGTTTTCCATTCTTCTTTTTTGGAGTCACTTAAAGGAGAATCATCAACGACTCTCCAATCTGTTTTACTCATCAAGATATCTCTATATTCTCTCATTTGTTCTTCGGTAAAAAAGGAAGCTTGTTCTGCTTCACTAAGATTTACTACTTTACCATCTTCTATCTTTTGTCTTGAAGTTAACTCACCTATATAGACACCTTTACCATCACCTATATCAATGATATCTCCTTCTTTTCTACCTCTGTAAACTACAGAGCTACCCTGGCCTTCAAACTTACCAGTTGCCTTATCATATATAGAGAATTTCATGATACTATCCTAAGCTTTAATCATAAGTGCTTGTAAATACATATATCTAGCATAAGCAGTATTACCTGAAGGTGTATTAGATCCGTATACTTTGATATAAGCGTATTGATTCCCTGTGAGACTAGCGGCATCAATAGAACCGGACAGAAAACAAGGACCACCTGTCCTAGGTCCAGAACTGGAACCTCCTACGCCAAAGCCAAAAGAGGCTACTGAAGTATTACTACTCGTACTGGTACCAACCACGATAGCTACATTTATCCCACCAGAAGAATGACCAGAATAAACAGTAGGTATGTAAGCAGATAACTGAACCTTAGCACCGGCACCTGACCCTGTTCCAGAAGAAGTAAGAGCTGATCCTGCACCACTTCCAGAACCACCAGTAAGTTGTAGTGGAGAAGAAAAACCTGACCAAGCGTTAGCATCTCCAGTATTACCTGAAAATCCACTGGCATTAATTTGAGTGTACTGTTGGTTAGTATAACCTCCCGTAGAACCTCCTATTAAAGAGGCAACAGCAGAAATGGAATCTGCCTCAAAGTTACCTGACTTAATAGTTCCAACGTCAATAGAGTTTGCGCTTATATGCCCTGCCGCTATAGTACCTCCACTGATCCGAGCAGCATTAAGGTTACCTGTAGTAATAAGGTCTGCATTTACTACCCCAGTAGTAATATTACCACCGTTAATAGTAGTCTCACCGGCAGTACTCAGGTTAGTAAAAGTAACTAATCCTGTAAAAATAACGTGAGCACGAGGAGTACTTCCTGTTACAACGGTTGTAGCTTCATCTCCTGTTCTTTGGAATACCAGATCGGACCAAGCAACTTTATGAGTATTACCATCAAACTGAGACGGAGGATCTTCTTGCCAAACACCAAGGCCAGATGCCCCTGAAACAGCAGCATTATTAGAATTTAAGGTAAGCCCACCTTTAAACTGAGCGTTAGCAGAAGCCTGTGTTAAGTTAGCCCAAGTTAATTTTATCACCGGGGCAGATGGTAACGCAGTAGTCGTAGCTATAGGATAGTATATCCTTAGGGAGTGATACATTTTATCTTCACCTGCAGCAGTAACAGGTTGATAATTTCCTGTATCATCACTAAAGATAAATAAGTTAGAACTGGAGGCATTATACCAAAGCCTCCCTCCTCTTGCTTTGAGACTCGCATCAGGGTCTGCATCAGCTATGGTTAAACCTGCAGCCTCTATTTCATCTGCAAAACTTAACAAGGTTTCTTTGATAGCAGGATCAGTAATAGCAGGACTAATATAAGCACCTTTAGTCATTATCTCTTACCTCTCGGATTAACATCAAACTCCATTGCAGTTACTTCAGGGTTGGTAGTAGAGTTCATCTCTACTTTCATATCGAAATATCTACCGGTTTCTCTGAAGCTGAGTTTGTGATCATTGGCAGGATTAAAGTCCTTGGTAGTAACACTGGCAGAATCACCTATATTATCTGTGGAAGTTAGTCCTACTTTAACCGCACCATTACACATAGGGTAAGCAGTAGTAACAGTTTTTGTTATAGCGCTGGTTTCCAGGGGATTATTCAAAAACTCTGCTGTACCACCAGAAACGAAGGCAGTAGTACTTAACTCGTGTAATAGATGCGCATTTAAAGTAGTGTTCTGAGAGGTATTAGTAACAGTTTTACATGCAAAGTTTTTAACTGTACCATCTAATTCAGTACTAAATATATGACTGGTACTGTGTTGATTTGAACTTGTTGCTAACTCTCTTGTATACCAAGAATCTGTTTCTTCAGCATATACATAAGCTTTATCACAACCTTTACCTGTATGATTTGTTGTTGGAATACAAAACCAAGTCTCTTTATCTTGTTCATGTCTGAAAACAAAACACTGACCTTTTTTACTCATATTTATTTCAGCATAAAGAGCATCTTGAACTTTATTTTTAGATACGTTTTGTTTTTGATTTTCACCATTATGAATATAAATACCATGATTACCAAATACTATATGGCTGTTATTTCCTATATCTGCGAAACATCTGGATGAAAGTATACCATCGTCTGTTTGAATAACACGACCAAGTATATAAGGGCTGCTTGTAATTTCTCTGTAACTTAATACACAATCAGATTTGTATACAATAAAATTATCACCTAATTGACCTCCATCGACTACCGCTCCAGGAGACTCTGTTATGATATCATCAACAGTGCTATTAGTAGAAGCCACAGTCCATTCAATACCTGCAAGACTACCTAACTCGGTGATCGGGCTAGAAAATATTACTGAAGCTCTCTCATTGTAAATACCATCATCAGCTGTTATAAACGTATTATTAGGTGCCTCACCAAAATCATTATTAACACCACTTGCGGGTGTGGAAGTCGTATCAAAGGAACCTACCCAATGAGCTGAGCCTTCTCCAAACAATCCCAAAGCAACTAATCTTCCTCCGAATTGTGCTATTTTAGGAGTAAATAACTTCTCTTTTTTCGGGGTAAGGTAACCGAGACCAACTTTAAAATAGTCTATCTCCAGATTACTCCCAGCAGAGTCCATATTACTATTATTAGAGAATTTAAAACCTGTTATTGTTTTAAACTTTTCAGGAGTAACAGATAAGCTTCCTCTTGTAGGGAAATGAACAGCGGTACTTGTAAGTGCAGTAGAGCCATCTGAAGTACCAATAACTTGGAAGAAACCAAGATCTATATCAACATTATGAGTATTTCTCCATAGAACATGTAGAGGTACACTGTTAGTAATTGAAGTAGGTGAGCTACCCCCAGAAGGTGGTACTGTTAAACCTCCAGTGTTAAAAGGTGCGGAACCTATGTTTATAGTACTACCAGGAGAAATTGAAATAGAGGCCCCTGATGCATGGACAGCCAGAGCGTCATCATCATATTCACTATTATCGAAAGTAACTAAACCTACATCTACGTCTGCAGGCCAATTATCAACAACAGAAATTTTACTTCCCTGAGCAGCTAAATATAAAGGTTTTGATTTGACAGTATTAATTACGAGTGTCTCATTAAATACAAACATGTCACTACCGAATTCAGGATCGTAACCAATAGTAACTGTTTGCGTGTTACTGGTACTATCATGATCAAAAGTACCTGAAGTAACGGTAACACTATTAACATGATCTTCTATTTGAGTTGGATGTGTCGATAATGCCCCTGTAACACTACCTGTGATATTTTGACTACCAATGGTCCAAGTTCCTGTTATATCATATAATCTTACTGTAGTACTGTTTGATGTACCGTATTTAACTTTGGCAGTAGCATTAGATGTTGCTTGTGTTAAAGTTTCGTTTTTTATCAAAGACTTAGCAGCATTAAGAGTCATAGTATAATCACTTACAGCTACCTGAACTGTTGCTGTACCACTATCAGAACTGTAAGCTTTAAATTTAAAAGAACCATCGTTATGTTGGACTAATGCTATAATATTATAATAAGAACTACCAGCAGGAGTGAACTGAGCAGCGTCATAAACACCAATAACAGAAGGATTCTCACTGGTACTGGTATGAAAAGTTATGCCGGTATTCTCACTGAAACTATTAACTCCATTCAGAGCACCATTAAAAGATCTCATATTATTACCAGCATTAAAGAAATCTAATGGTAAAGAATGAGAAGGTATATCTGTATTTAATCCTTTAAGCCCTAAGGGCATTCTAGGCGTTTTGGGCATGAACACCTCCCTTGTGTTTTTCTTTTCTTGTATACTTAGTTTTATTTCTGAGGACCCTTAAGCGAAATATAGGGGTCCTCAGTAATTTCGCGTAAGGGTTTCTCTTTTTCATTTACTTATTCCTCATATCTCGCAGGTACCTCCTGTACAAGCAAGAGTCTGAGCACCTTCGGTATTGTCTGTAGTCTCGTATTGTTGTAACTTACTTAGATTTAACTTGGAAGGAAATTCCCTGAGGGCCTTCTCATATTCTATTTCACTTATTTGTTGATAAGGGGCTTGTTCATAGATATGATCAGAGTAAGGCAGAAAACTAATTCCGGATAGTAAGTCAAAATGGTTATAAACCCAGGAACCTACTTCTAACCACTCATTTTCTTTAACGTAAATGGTAACAGAAGGTTTATGTTCACACCAGTCCTCAGCAAATATTCTCCAGTTTTCCAGTTGTTCTATAGCAGTTTGTTTTCCTGCGATAACAGCTGTCTCTGGTGATTTGATTGGGAAACTAAAAACAGTAGTGTTATTAGGGTTCATCACATCAGCTTCATAAGAGACCCCTTGGTCTTTCAAAAAGACGGTGAGAGGATCCTTGTTGTCCTGTCTTACAGTCCTTATATAGTAAGGAGAGAATCTGCCATGAATACCGGAAGCACTGTTACATAGTTGTGATACAGTACCACTTGGTTTAATACAAGTAATAGCTGCAGATACAGGTATATCCAGAAGCTTAGCAAATTGTTCATTGGTCTTTATACAGGTATCTCTGAGAAATTTTAAATCTTCTCTGTTAACTTTCTGTAATAGCTTACAGTCCTGTATTCCTGTGAGAGATACTCCAAGTAGTCTCTCTTCTTCAGTATTGTGTTTCCATATACTTCTGATGTATTTAAAATCAGTAAGAGTGGACTGTAGAGTTCCCAGTATAGTAGCCAGATGTACTTTACGTCTGAGATCACTTATAGTATCTTCTTCCTTGCAAATAACCTCACTCAGATTACATACCTGATGTGGTCTCAGAATTATCTCAGAACAAGGGTTTGTTCCCCAGGAGTACCCAGGTTTACGTCTACCAGACTCTTCCACTTTTTTATCAGCAGCCAAACGAGAAAAGAAACCTCTTTCCCCTGAACCAGATTTTATGAGAGATGTCCATTCCTCAAGGAATACACCAATACTGGGCTTAGAATCATATACGGCAGAGTTATTGGCAAGGGCAAAGTGAGAGTTAGTTTCCCACCAGTTACCTGACTTAGCATCTCTCATCTCGTAATCACCAAGATCACTCAGGGATATCATAGCCGAACGTCTCACACCACCAACAACGACAACCTCACCTATCTTACACATTATGGAGTGACATTCCAGGGAGGTTAGTTTTCTTCCGGCAGCATTCTTAAATACTTTAGTGACAAAGTTTAGTAAGTCATTCAGAGGCTCAGGACCTGATGCTCTTCCACCCATTGTCTTTAAACGGGCTCCGGCGGGTCTGACCTTACTAAAGTCAAAGATGTGTTGTTTACCAAGATAAAGATCTGCTATGTGTTTTCTCAGAGCCTTGGACCACCCCTCTTTAGAGTCTTCTACTTCGATAACTCTTTCAGATGGTTCGAAATGATCGTTAACAATAGGTAGTTTACTTACGTGTTCTTTTTCCACACTGAAACCTACACCAGTACCTGACATAAGTATATACATTGTCTCATCAAAAGCTCGTGTGTTATCCACAGCAATGTAACTACAGTTATAACCAGCCATGTTATTCTGATCCAGAGCAGGACCGGCACACCACATGGAGCGCATTGAGGGCATTACTTCTTTATGAAGAATAGCCTCTTGTAGTTCATCATAAGTATTATCGGGTAGGTCCACACGACCCTTCCAAAAGTCTATTAACCTCTGCACCGTCTCATCCCAAGTTTCTCGACGTCCTTTGTCGTCAAGCCAACGAGAATAACGGCTTAGATGAATAATATCTTCATAAGCTTTCATTAGTTAATCTCCTGATTTTTAAAGGTTTTTTAAGAGGGAGGGAAGCACCCCGGCCTTCTTAAAAGGGATCTTTACTCAGAGATCAACTCCTTTTTTCTCTTCTTTAACCTTCTCAGGAATTATTTGACAGGCAGGTTTAGCCTGATATATTGACGGGCTCTTAAACATAATAGCCGCTTTAGCATTTGCTTCTCGAAAACAAGCTTCCTTAGTAGGTAGGAGTTCAAGTCCTGTTATTATACTACAGGATTCCACATAGGGTGCCGAACATATCAGGATTATAGGCAACCACATTACGTCAATTCAAAGTGAGGTCCATCAATAAATGGTCTTCTACCCTGACTCCGTCTAAGGTCTATGTATGAATTCATGGCATCTTCCATGGATTCAGTCCACTTACCTATGTCATCTATGTGCCAAGCCGCACCCCATCTTATAGGGATATCATTCTTACGCGAGGCTTCTTTCATTGCATCTGCAATATCATCATAGACGTTTAATTCCCAAGAGGCTCTACCATTGATGTAAGCCATAAGATCCACAGCGAGACCATCAAGGTGTTTACTCTTCATTGTTTGTGTGGCACCCTTAGCCAGGAGAGCTTCTTGTTCTGCCACGGTTCTTATTCCGCAAATTACCCCAAAGTCAATTCGACTTATCTTTATAGCATCCTGGCAAACAGTCCACAAACGTTTATCTACAGTAGACAATTTTGATAGGCTGTTCTTTCCTAGTGAATATGCCATTTCTATCCTTCCTATAACGAGTATATTGATTATGATGTTTAAATCTATCTATATGAAATTTATTAGGCCCTAAAGTATATACTTCGTACCTGACAAGCTTTATTTTAGCTTCTTCTTCCCGTAGAATTTTCCTATTCCTTTCATACCTATAGAAGCACTTACAATACCTCCAAGTGAAAGTTGATACCACTGAGGCATGGCTTCAAGTGCGACAAATCCTTCTGCCACAATATTTCGACCCCACTCACCAGTAAAAGCTAAGATCAAGGGGATTGAAAATAATAGGAGAATCCATTCGTCTTTCCATGATCCTTGGGTAGCACGTATTGCTGCAAGATCCCAGTCAATATCACCAGTAGCTTCTTTCATACGTATTTGTGCTTCGGCTTTTTGTACAGCTGTTTTGCCATCCAAATAAGAAGTCGCTAAACCTCCCACTGAACCTATCAGTTGTGTTATCCCTGAGAACATTAACTTGCTCCTATTGAGTGACAACCGCTAACCATGATTGCAATGTATATACAAAGACCTATAACTATAAGCTTACCATAATCAAGATCCCACTTTGTACCTTCACCTTTATCAGCGAAGAATGTTATAATTCTACCCCACATTATGCAGTCTCCCGTGTTTCCATTTTAGATTGTACTTGTACCGAAGCTCTATTACCATTGACATATAATCCAAACCAGGCCGCACCGGCCCCCACAACCACAGAAACAAAACCGGCCTGTGCATTATTCGGATCTGGTAAGTTCATAAACCAGTTACAAGTTTGATAGAACACTATCATATAACTTAGTATCAACGCTCGGGGAATAATCCTCCAAGCGGATAATCCTTCAGGTGTTATCATATAACCTCCTATTTAATAAATAACCAACCAGGAGGGGTACCTATCCCCACCCAGTAGTAAGCTAGCATAACTATTAATATCAGAAAAAGATCACGCTCATTGAACATTTTGCAAGTAAAGCACCGTGTAGGTCATCCCCA